CCAAAAACGGCTATTCGTACACATAAGGCGACAGGCTATTGGGCTAAGCCGGAACTCAAGGAACGGCTATGGCTGACGTTCGAGGCGCGGGTCAAGGCGCGAGAGAAATCGTTCGAGCAGATGGCTCGAGGATACATCCGCGCCCAGGCCGACGCGATCAGGCAACGGGTATCAAGGCTTGCCTCACCTGCCGGAATTATCGCCGCTGATCTTATCAACGTCAACGATGAAGCTAAGCGCTACGCCCGCACATTCACGTCATGGTATGTCGATCACTTCATCCGCGCGGGGAACGCCGGGATGAGGGCCTCGAAGGGCGAACTATTCGATGACGGCGAGTTTAAAGCCTATGCCTGGAAGGGAAACCCTAAGCAACCTACCTCATGGACGTTCACCATGACGGCTGAGCAGGACGCGATGCTCAAGCGGATGATCTTCGATTCGGGGACGAAGGTAAGCGAGACGACGCGGGAGATCGTCCATCAGATGATCCTCAAGGCGAATGCGGAGAACTGGACGGTGGATGAGTTTGCGCGGAACCTGAGCGACAAGGTTGCTGACTTCGCTCCGTGGAGGGCGCGGCTGTGGGCGAGGACGGAGAGCGCGAAGGTCGATAATGCCGGAGCAGTTGAGGGGTTCAAGGAAACCGAATATGTGGAGCGGAAGGGGTGGATGTGCTCATTCGTTCCCGAGTCTCGCGATTCGCACATAGCGGCAGACGGGCAGGAAGTTGGATTGGACGAGGACTTTGACGTGGGTGGTGAAAGGATGGCCTATCCCGGCGATCCGAAGGGGAGCGCGGGAGAGGTGTGCAACTGCCTTTGCGGAACATATCCTGTGGTGGGGGAATAGGGGGAAAACATGACGACACGAAAAACCGAGACTAAAGACCTGAAGTTTACACTCGAAGGGATCGACGAGGAGAAGGGAGCCTTCCGGGGATACGCCTCCATTTGGGATGCCGTCGATTCATACGGCGACATTGTTGTCAAGGGCGCATTCAAGCGGACGCTGAAGGACAACAAACAGTTTCCGCTCCTCTGGTCTCACAACCTCATGGAACCCATCGGTGTCATCGAGGCCAAGGAAGATTCGCATGGCTTAGCCGTCCAGGGCCAACTCAATGTCGATGTACAGCGCGGGCGGGAGATCCGCTCGCTCATGCGCCAGGGTGCGGTTACGGGCTTGAGCATCGGGTTCCAGACCGTCCGCGATGAGCAGGACAAGGAAACGGGATACCGCCGACTTGTAGAGGCGAAACTTTGGGAGATATCGCCATGTGTGTTCCAGGCCTGCCCTGGTGCGCTGGCGGATGAAGTCAAGGCTGAAACTATTGTTTCGGACGAGGGTACGGGAAACCCCAACCCCGCCGAGGCAAGTGAGGATAAGTCGAGCACAACGGAGATTGTCCATCTGCTCGAAAGCTGGCGGCTCGATATTGAGCAGGCCAAGCGCAAACCTTAACGGAGGTTATCAATGGACAACGAAATTGTAAAAAAGGTAGAGGAGCTGCAGGCTGAATTCAAAAAGCTCCTGACGGACGAACGGGCGGCCAACGAGAAGAAAATCGAAGGCAAGGTTCCGGCGTCCGACTTTACGGAGTTCTCGAAGAAGATCGAGGCCAGGATGGTCGAGATCAACACCGAGATCGCCAAGCTGAAAACCCCATCTGTTCATGGCGATGCAAAGCCGGAACTGGACGGGAAGGCTGAGTACAAAAAGAACTTTTTCAGCTTCCTGCGAACGGGTGTCATGCAGATGGGCGACAAGGCGCGGGACTATTTCAACCTGGAACGGAAGGCGCTGGTTGAGGATGTGACGGGGCAGATACTCGTGCCCGAAGAGGTTGACGCCGAAATCTATCGGACGCTGCCTCAGATCAATGTCATGCGGCCCCTGTGTTCTTCGCGCACGGTCAACCGAGACCGGATCAGGCTGCGCGGGATTACGGAGACACAGGTCGGGTGGGGCAAGTTGGAACTCGGCGGAGTGCCCGTCGAAACAACCCTCGTGCCGCTCGAAACCTGGCAGTATGTTGAGGACCTCGAAGGTCTGACCAGGTTGGGCAAGGACGAACTCGCCGATAGCGATGTTTCACTTGAGCCTATCGTAGCCGACAGTTTCGCGCGGGCGATGGCTGAGGCTGAAGAGGATGCCTTTGTCAACGGACTAGGCCATGCGAGTCAGCAACCCCTTGGCTTCAATGTGGCGGCAGCGGGAGTACCCACGCACGCATTGGCTGGCGCGAATGCTATCGTGATGAATGACATCATGGACCTGATCTATACGGTCCCCGCCCAGTACCGGAGGAATGGGACGTTTGTGATGAACTCACAGATCGAACTCGCTCTCAGGATTCTACTGGACGTGCCCACGGGCCGATACCTGTGGGAACCCTCGATTCAGGCAGGCAAGCCGAACACCCTTATGGGTTATGGCGTCGTGGCCTGCGATTCCATGCCGACATTTACGCTCCCCGCTCCTGGAACCACGATGAGGGTTGTTGCGTTCGGTGACTTTAAGAGCGCCTATCGGATCATCGACAGGGTTGGGATGACCATTCAGCGGTTGAATGAGCTGTATGCGACGTCCGGGCTGGTGGGGTTCCTTGCCAGCAGGCGCGTCGGCGGGTCGGTCATCATGCCTAACGCCCTGGCAATCTTGATTGAGCCTTGAGTGTGAAGGCTAAGAGGAGAAAACAATGAACGCACACTATATTCCAGAACGGTTTAAAGCAGGCGTCAAGGTGGATTACATCATTTCGGACGGCGATCAACTGGTTGATCAGGCTTTCCAAGATCCGCACGAGACGTCAACGGTCAAAGTCTTTGACATCGGCACTCGCCTTGAACTCGGAGAGCGGGTCTATCGCTATGGCTTCTTCTTCGATTCAACGACCGATATTTACGCCGTAGTGGATAGGAACACCGATGCGGCTGACGGCTTCTATGAGGCGACCAACCTGGTTGCCGGGGCTGTCGGTGACGATACGGTCATCATCCGTGACGTTGCCGCGAGGGCACTTAACCACTACAAGGGCGTATGGGTCAACCTGTTCCACTCGGCGGCTGCGCAGTCGGCGACAAACCATGACCAATGGCGGAGGGTTACGTCATCGACAGTCAACGCGGGTGGGGGCGGGACAACCATCACCCTGGGGCTCGACTACCCATTGACCAGCGTTTGCGTCACGGGCGTTGCGGCTACACCATCCAATTTCTCTAAGTTAGGACACCCTGTCGGCGCGGGCAACGAGGTCTTTGTTGGCTTCCCCTGCAGGCATCACGCGGCAAGTTCTTTCGGGTGGGTGCAGACGTGGGGGCCTTGCATGGGCCACTACAATCAGGCTTACCCTGGTTCAGTCGGGCATCCCGGCGACCGCGAAGTGTACTTCAACCAGGCTGGCGAAATCATCAGCCCGAAGCAGAGCGGAGCCGATGCATACGTCTCATTTCAGAGAGCCGGTTACATTCTGACGACCGGCGGCGGCACCACGTTCTTCATGCTCCAACTCGGACGGTAACAGAAACAGTTTTCAACACTCGGAGAGGAGGGCTGAACGGTCGGCCCTCCCGACCGGGATTCTAAGGGGGACTTAATGGTTCATCGGGTTCGGACGCTTATGCGGATTGCTAGGCAATGGGGCGCTATCCCCATCGGGCGCGTACTGCGCGTGCCCGAGGACATAGACGAGGCGACGGCGCAGAGTTGGCTCAGGAGCGGGCTGGCAGAAGAGGACACGATGCTCGATGGACCGCCGGAAGTTAAGTCTGAGCCTAAAGTCGCATTACCCAAGTTCAAACGGAGGAAGAAATGGCCGATCTTGTAACCCTGGCAAACGTCAAGTCCTACCTCTGGCCGGGTGAGTCTATCACACTATGGGATGCCATCCTTCCGACCATCATAGCGGCGGTATCCGCACGGGTGAAGCTCGAACTTGGGTTTGAGCCATTGAGCACTACCTATACGGCTGCGAAGGCAAGCGGGAAAGGGACGTCGGCGCTTGAGCTTGCCCATTGGCCTATCACGGCAGTCGCGTCCATCGTCGATCAGGAGGGCGTGGCTTACACGGTCGGATACGATCATTCATACGTGATCGAAACATTTTGTCTGCGCCGCATGGGTGAATACGTTTGGGCAAAGGGGAGCGGGAACTTTACCGTGACCTACACGGCAGGCTACGCGGCGATACCATCAGACATTGCCCTGGTCTGCTATGAGCTGATCGCGCGGGCGTGGAAAACGATGAAGGAGCAGGGATGGGGTGAGACGGGGCGGACCATGCCGGACGGCTCGACGAGCACGGTCAATGCGGACGCGGCGTTCACGAAGGCGCAGCGGGAGATCCTTGCCAAATACAAGAGGCCGATCATATGAGCGATTCATTCACCCTGAGGGTTGATTTCGCGGGCGCTATCCGCAAAACGCAGATGCTCATGCAGGTTCCGGCGGCGTATAAACTCCAGGCAACCAACGTCTCTAGCGAGACAGTCAAGGAACTCATGCGCTCCGCCGCCAATATGCAGAAGTCGGGGCAGGGAAAAAAGACCGGCCTGATGGGGCGGAACGTCGGGCAGAAGATCATGGGGAATAATAGCGCATGGTCTATCACCATCGGCACGGGCGTCGGAGGTAAGCAGACCGTCCCCTATGCGCGCATTCAGGACCAGGGCGGAACGACAGCGGCGCACGATATCTTCCCGCGCAAGGGCAAGGTGCTGGCATTCATGCGGGGAGGGGAGATGGCATTTCTTCGACACGTCCATCATCCAGGCTCGAAGATACCGGCGTCGGGCTGGTTCAGCAATGTCATCGACAAGCGGGAGCCAATTCTAAGGGAGCGGATGCAACCGGATGTTGTCCTCAAGTTGGCTGAAGTTATGGCCGGAAGCTCCGCAGGGAAATTAGCAAAAACAAGCAAATGATTCCAGGAGGAAGCAATGAAAAAAAGGAAAAATGACGGGACAATCAACCTCAAGGGGTTCTTCCATGTTCATATCAAGGACGCGGACGGACGCCTGATCGGTGATTCCGGGGTAGTGCCCAACGTAGTCACCGACTTGGGGTTTCAAGACTACCTGTGCGCCCTGGTGACCAAGACCACGGGCAGTAAGCAGGTGACGCACGTTGCGCTCGGAACAGGCACGGCTACGAACATCACTCACACTCAGTTGAACGGCGAGATCATGTCGTCCACGCAACGGCAGGCTGTTACGGTAGCTGTCAGCGCCGACTCGCGCAAGGCTCGGATGACCGCAACATTCGCCGCCGGATTTCTGAGCACGACCAGCAACGTTCAGAACATCGGGCTCTATAACAGTTCAGCCGCAGGGACGCTCATGTGCGGCAATAGCTTTGCGTCATCCAGCTGCGCGTCTAATCAAGCCATCA